CTCAATTAAACATAGTAAAAAATATTTTTTATAAAATACAAGAAAATATAGATACTATATTTTGGATGGGTGTAAAGAATACAGAAAAAAATCCATTAATTCATTATAATAAAAAACGTTTATATCAGCTAGTAAGAACTTATAATTTATTAAAAAATTATGTAAACACATTAAATTTTGTAGATTCTATAAGATGTGATAATGAATTAGCTGAAATACTAAAAAATATTAAACTTGGTAATTTAATTAAAACACAGGATGAAATAAAAGAATATATAAAAGAAGTAATTAAATATTGTAGGAATATTAAAAAAGAAAATTATAAAGATGATAGAGAAAAAAGAGATAAAATTTTAGAAAATTTAAAAATGAATCTGTTAATACTTTAATAAAGAATTATTTTTCTAATAACAATCTAGGATTACATAATCCTAGATTGTTATTATTTTCCTTTAACAATATTATAAGCAAGTACTATTTTAATGAAAATAGTAATTATAATATGAAAGGAGAAAGCTTATGAAAATTATTGAATCATTTATGACTAAAGCCCCCTGTTATCAAAATAATTTAAATGCTAAGAAATTATATGATAGAACTGGAAGTGACCGAGACACTCGTTATTGGACTTTTCAACAAAAAGGTCCACAGGGTTTAATGCTTCATTCTGTTGGTTGTTCACAACCTTCAGCAAAATCTTTTGCAGATCGTTGGAATAAATCTACTAATGATAATGTTGCAGTTCATGCAGTTATTGATGCTAATACTGGTGATATTTATCAGTGCCTCAAATGGAATTACCGTGGCTGGCATGCCGGTGGCACTGCTAATAACACGCATATTGGTGTAGAAATGTGCGAAAGTAACTATATTAGTTATATTAATGGCTACAAGTTCAATATAACAAACAAAACTAAAGCGCAAGAACATTGTCGTATTGCTTATAATTCTGCTGTTGAATTATTTGCATATTTATGTAAGGAATATAATATTCCAGTAAATAAAATTTGCAGCCATAAAGAAGGTTGTGCTCAGGGAATTGCTTCAAATCACGGTGACCCTGAACATTACTGGAAGGGTCTTAGTATGCCTTATACTATGGATGGTTTCCGTAAAGATGTCCAAAATAAACTTAATGCAATGAATACTCCTGCTCCCGCTCCTACTAAGAAATACTATCGTATTAGAAAAACTTGGGCTGACAAAGATAGTCAAATCGGTGCTTATGAAAACCTTGAATTAGCTAAGAAAAATTGTCCTGAAAATTACTCTGTTTTTGATGATAGCGGTAAAGTTGTTTATACTAGAGTTATTGAAAGTAATATTTCAGATTTAGCTGATTTTCTTAAGAAGATGTCTGAATATAGGAAAACTCTTCAAGATAATGATAGTGGTTCTTGGAGTGAAAAAGATCGTAATTGGGCTATTGGTAAAAAATTATTTAGTGGTAGTGGCACTATTAATGGTGTGCCTAACTATATGTGGCATGATTTTCTTACCCGTGAGCAAGCTGCTGTTGTTCTTCATAGATTATATGAAATTATCATGGAAGATGTTGCAAAATTAATTAATGGTGGGAAATAATATGGAAACTAATAATAAGGATACTAAACAAAAGGATACTAAAAAGAAGAAAAAGAAAAATAAAAAGAAAAAAACTGGCTTTACTAATCGTTTAGGAGTTTATTTAGTTTCTTTACTTCTTTTAGGATTAATTGGTGGTTTTTACTTAGCTTTAAAAAGTATAGAACATGAGTATTCTGGTTCTTTATTATGTTGGACTGTAGTATTCACTCCAATAGGAACTGCATTAAGTATAGTACTTGCTAAAATTGTTGATAAAAGTAAAGCAGAAAATACTGGTGCTGATGGTACTGGTATAAAATTTGCAACTGCATTAGCTAATAATTTTCAAGAAGATTATGAAATTCCTCTTGATAATTTAGTTGAAGAAGATTATAATAATGATTTTTCTGATGATGTAAATAGTCCTTCTATTTAAATTAAAATAAATAACTCAAGACAGAAATGTCTTGAGTTATTTTAAATTATGAACAAATTTATAACTTAATTATAATAAGTTTTATTTTTAAAATTATAAACCTTTAAGAAAGGAAGTTCGATATATGCCGGGTATTAGACTTGAACAATTAGATTTAGGAAGTTTATCAAGATATTTTGCAAATGTTAAAACCTTAAGAGATACTCTTAAAAATTTTGATGATAATTATAAATCAATTTTAAATGGAATTGAAGAAAAAATTAAAAAAGAAGGTATTTTGCAAACTCTTGGTAGCCTTTCTGATGACGAATTAAGAGCGTTAAGTATTTATGCTTCAATTAGTAAAAGTTCTAAAGTAAATGAAATTTCTGATTTTTCTGTTACTGAAAGTGATGGAGTTACTTATGAAATTCAGCCATCTAAAGGTTATATTAATATTGATGGTGAAGATTTATTAGTTTATCAACATCCTAAGTATCATAACGCTAATGAAATTATTGAAACTACTGATAAACGTTTTAGTAGTAGAAGACAACAAGAAGATTGGGATTCTAGAGTTACTTATGCTGCTCTGGGTGTAATTATCAATTCTTTACAAGAAAAAATTGAACAGCTTGAACGTGATCTATTTGAATATAGACAAGTTGATGAAAATACTCAAATTGAAGAAATTAAATTACTTTTTAATTCTGTTTATACTAATTCAATTATTTCTAAAGAAATTTTTGGTAATAATACTAAAAAAATAACTGTTCCTCATAATCTTTCAAGTCAAGAACTTATTGTTTCAGTTTATAAACAATTAGAAGATGGCAAGTTAGAATTAGTTTATCCCAATATTTATTTTAATAATCTTAACTCATTAGATTTAACTTTTAATAATCCAGTTCCTACAACTGATAAATATCAAGTTATTATTATTAATAAATTTAACTTAAATACAGTATATAGTGAAATAAATAATATTTGTAAAAATTTCTTCTCATTGTATAAATTTACATATACTGATTCTAATAAGTTTACAATTCCTAATCCTATAATTAAAATTTATGATGAAGATGAAAACGAAATTACAAGAAATGCTTTATTTGTAAATGTAATTGATAATTCTAATAATGAAGTTGTATATCCAAATATTGAAATTGATGATGATAATATTGAAATTACTTTTAATGCAGATCAACTGAGTATTGGAAAAGAATATAACATTATTATTTTAAATCCTCAATCAATATCCCAGTATTTTTATTTAATTGAACAAGAAGAAGATGATGATACTGGATCTGATGATAATGGTAGTAATGATAATCCATCATCTGGTAGTGGAAATAACACCGGATCTGAAAATATTGGTGGTAATGATAATCCATCATCTGGTAGTGGAAATAATGGTGGAGATAGCACTAGTAATTCTCAAGATGAATCTGATGGAGGTAATAGTTCTAGCTCAAGTACAACAGATCCTATTGATAATCCATCATCTGGTAGTGGAGATAACACTAATGCAGGAAGAGATGATGAAGAAAATAATGGAGATTCAAGTGGAAGCGGTAGTGGCAATAGCACTGGTATAAGTGGAAGCGGTGAAGCTGATACTCCTATTGGTGGTGGAGATAATGGTGGAGATGTTACTCCTGTTACTCCTAATGATGCTGGTAAAAAATCATCTGCTATTGGTATGAATTCAGTTTCAAATAAAATTAAGCGTTATATTGCTGAAAAATTTGCTCGTAGTTATGATTTAATTGAAATTAGCAGAGGAGATTCAAATAATCCAATAGTTATAGAAAATGTAAATAGTTATGGATTATTTAATGAAAATAATATTGTTACTAGAGAAGGAAATAAATATATTTCACTTGTAGATATAGATGATGAATATAATAGTAAATCAATTCAAGTTGCTATTTATGGTTATAAAAATGGAAAATCTGAATTAGTTTATTCTAAGAATAGTTTCTTTATTAATGCTAATGAAGATAATGATAATATTTTCGAATGTATTTTTAAATTAGAATCTCTTGATTTAAATATACTTGACGAAAATGATTTTGAAAACTTATATATCTTATTATTCTATAATAATTAATAAAAAAGGAGAATATAAAAATGAAAGTTTTAGACGGATTAGAAGTTAGTGGTGATATCATTGTTAATGGTGAAAATAAAGCCACTCAATTAAAGAATAAAACTACTGGTGAATATGTAAATTTTTTCATTTCAAAAAATGAACCAACGAATGTTAGTAATGGTGACCTTTGGTTCCAGATTATTGATGAATAATTTTCATTAATAATTATAAGTATTAAAAGAAGGTGACTATATGGCAAATCCTTTATCTTTAACTATTACAAAATGTCCTCAAACTCAATTAGCAACAAATTATTATTTTCATCCAGTTAATAAAATATCTTGGTCTGAAGATAAAATTAATGATTGTTCTTGTTATTCTGAAAATTTAACTGATAAGTCAGGTGTTAAAAAATATACTTCTGGATTAAGAGTTGGTTGTGAAAATAAAACTTTATATACTTCTGGTTTATATTTTAAAATTCCAGCAAAGTCATGTACACAAAAAAACGCATATGTATATTTAACCTTTTCAATTAAAGCATTAACTGCTATTCCTGCTGGTACTAAATATAAATTATGGTTTACCGCTCAGAAAAATCCTAAATATTTTCTTGATTATACACAATCAGATCAGCATTTTACAATAACAATTCCTGAAAATATTGCAAAAAATGCTACTGCTACTCTTCATTTTAAAACTAGTCTTACTCAATTAAATTTAAATCAAGAAAATGAACGTTCATTTTCTATATGTGGTACAACTAATTCTAATTGTCTTTTTAGTATTGATTTATCTAAATCAAAAGTTGTATATTCACTCACTTCTATTAGTAGTATAAAAATTGAGGATATTAATGTAACTAGTAGTTTTACGTCAACACAAACTTTAAGTTTTAATTTTCGTATTGATGGTTCATCAGATGCAACTATTAGCAAAGTTGAGGGTGGTTTCTCTAATTATACTAATTTAACTTCTCAAGTAAAACTTGCTTCAAATAAAAAATTTGGTAATGGTTCAGTAAATATTAGTAGTGCTGGTTCTTATCATATTAAAATAACTAATAGTTTTGGTGAAGAACTAATTCAGACTATTGATTTTTCTAAATTAATTCTGGAAACACCTAATAGTATTAAACATGTTATTTTAAAAAAGGGTTCTGAATATACAATTCCACATTCTTCAGCTTTTCCATCCTTAGCTTCTAAGGGGTTAGATTCATATGGATGGATTGAAAGAAGTAAGCTTAAAGCTAATAATAATAAAATAGTCCAGATAAAAATAAATCAGGAAGAAACTGATTTTGATACTATTGGTGATCTTTCAGCAAAAATTTTATTAAAAAATAGCAAATTTACAATAAATAATAATACTGATCTTGTTGCTGTTTATATTGGTGGATATAATATTAGATTAAGACATGAACAAACCATTTTAGCAACTTTTGAAAGAGACGTTTATTATACAAGATACGGTTTATCTAATTCAATTTTTAACTTTAGTGGTTTTGACGAATCTGTTATTTTAAACAATATTGAATCAGGTCAGTATTTTGTTGGTTTTTCAAATAATACTCTTTATCCAAATAAAATATTTAAACAAAATCATATTTATGAATTAGATGCATTAAATTCACAAACGACTAATTTTGATACTTGTGTAACTTCTATTCAACCAGCAATTAAAAGTAATAGTATTTCTGATAATAAATCTGATAGACAGGATGTTAGCGTTGTTATTAGAAATTTATATAATGATCAACGTACTGTAAGTTATGGATTCTTTACTCAAGAACCAGCTGATTCAGCTGTATTACAGAATCAAATTATTTTAAGTGCAAATGAAGAAAAAACTATAGTTTATAATGTTTCAAATCCTTGTCATTTATATTTTAAGATTGATGGGGGAGAAATTAATGGAGTTCAAAATGTTCAAACCTTAGATCTTGGTGAATTTTTCTTCATTAGTTTAGTTACTAATAATAGTGAAATTAATGACTGTAGTGCAGAAAAGATTAATGGTTTTAGAAAAATTTTGATTAGTAATAGTTTAAGTAATTTTATTTTACCTAAAAATGTAGTCTATCAGGAAAAATGGAAATTTGATGGTTGGATTTTTGGTAGTAGTGATTATGGAACTTCTTTCTCTGGTATTGGTGTAAATCAGCCATCATATAGTTTTAAAGTTTCTGATTTGTATACTAATAGAAACCTATATTTATATCCAATTTTCTCTAAGAAATATAGAATTAATTTTATCAATGGTATTGATTGTGCCTTATCAGATTATGCTACTGAATCTATCATGCAATATTCTTATTGCAATGATATTAAAGAAATAAATATACCTATAAAAACACCTATAATTAAAAGTGAATTATGTTATAATACTCTTGGATGGGCATTTGATAGAAATTCTCAAATTAAGAATTATGATGAAAATACAGATATATTTATTTCTGATGAAAGTAAATTTGATGAGTATAATGAAACAATTCTTTATTCTGTTTATCAACCAATCGTTTATAATATTGCTGTCCCTATTCAACAAGGTATAGGTGAAACATCTTTATTAAGAGCAGTGTATTATAAATATAAGGTTGGTTTATACCATGATATGGATTGTACTAGACCAGTTGATAGATTGAATCCGCTTATTCTTACTAAAAATAATTTTAAATTTGATGGATTTAATTTTGTTTGTGAACAAGGATTTATTTCTGAAAAAATTATTGACAGTGATGGTATCTATAGAGAAAATATAGATGAAGGTGTTCCTAATCCACTTTCTAATATTATTTTATCTATTGTAAGTAATGGTATTCCTTCAACAAACAATTTCTTCTTAGAAGCAATCTGGACTGCAAGAATTTATAAGATTAGACTTATTGCTGGTATCGGTAATGAAATTTTATTAAAACGAACCTTATATGAAGAATTTGGTAATAAAATTTATTTAAATGAGTTTAATCCTGATCCACTTACTAGTTTACCAAATAATGAAGATTTTATTTTAAATAGAGCTGGTTATAAATTTACTGGTTATTTCTTAAATGATGAAAAATTTATTAATGAAAATGGTAGATTTATATCAGATTATTTAAAACAAGCAAACTATCCAGGCGATTTAGAATTAACTGCTCATTATCAAGCATTATCAAGTTGTAAAATTTATGTAGATGGTGTTTGGAAGCCAGTTTTAATTCATCAATTTAATGAATATAAAGATAAATGGGAATTAATTAGATCTAAGCAAAAAGATGATAGAGAATTTAAAGAAACTAACTAAATAATGATAATAAAATTAGGGAAAAGGTTAAATACCTTTTCCCTAATTTTTATATTAGTATTTAAAAAAAGACAAAAAATATAAGTGTTTCATTTAATACGAACATTTTTATTAATACGAAATTTATATTACTAATTGAAAAATCAAGATTTTTTATATAAAATATAAAAATAATTTTTTCTATATTCTATAATTAGTAATATTAAATTTTATATTTTAATAAAAATTATTATAATTTTATTAAGGAGGAATATACTGTATGGAACAAGATCAAAATGTAATTCTTTATTCAACTCGTTGTCCAAAATGCAAAGTTTTGGAAAAGAAATTAAATGATAAAGGAGTTAAATATACGGAAAATACTGATATTGAATATATGTTGTCATTAGGCATTCAGTCTGCACCAATGTTAGAAGTTGATGGAGAAAGAATGAATTTTAATGAAGCTATAAAATGGGTAAATGAAATTTAAGGAGAATTAATTGTATGAATCTTTTTTTAAATACTATTAAGGATTTTGAAAGTTATGTAAATTTTTTAAAATTTAAATATGGTGAAGATTTTGAGTTTTTAAATGGTTTTCATGATACTCAAATTGATTTTTCTGAATTTATTAAAGGATTTGTTGATGAAAATAAAGCAGTTTCTGATGCAACAATAGATTCAAATGCTAATGCTGCAAATAAGGATATTAGAAGTTTACTTAGCGAAAAAGGTAAACCTACTGATAAAGTTATTGCTTTTAATAAAATTTTCTATGAATTAAAAAAGAAATATGGATTATCTGTTGCAAGAAAATGGTTAGAAAATGAATGGAATGGTTCATTTTATCTTCATGATGCTTCAACAACAACATATATGCCTTATTGTTATGCATATGATCTTACTCGTTTAGCTACTGAAGGGTTATTTTTCCTTCCGAATTATAATAATATTGCACCTAAACATCTTATGACTTTTATTGATGATTTAATTGAATATATAAGTTTTATGTCTAATAGAAGTTCTGGTGCTGTTGGTATTCCTAATGTATTAATTTGGACTTATTATTTTTGGAAAAAAGATTGTAGAGAAAATTATGTTATTAGAGACCCAGATTATTTTATTCGTCAAGTTTTCCAAAAATTTATTTATAGACTTAATCAACCGTTTATGCGTATTGATCAATCTGCATTTGTTAATGTAAGTATTTTTGATAGAAATTATATTGAATCATTATTTGGTGGAGTTCAGTATCCAGATGGTACTTTTGTTATTGACGAAGTTGAAGGAATTATTGAACATCAAAAGATTTTTATGGAAGTTGTTTCAGCTGTTAGAAGTGAAAATATGTTTACTTTCCCAGTTTTAACTTATTCATTACTTTATAAAAATAATAAATTTGTTGATGAAGAATTTGCTCGTTGGTGTTCTGATCATAATACTGTTTGGAACGATAGCAATTTCTTTGTAAGTGGTGATGTTAATACTCTTAGTAATTGCTGTAGATTACTTTCAGATACTAGTAAGCTGAGTGGTTTTATTAATTCTATTGGTGGTACTGCTCTTTCAATCGGTTCTGTTAAGGTTAATACTATTAATCTTATGAGAATTGCATTGGAAACCAAATGTGATGAAGAAAAATATTTAAAACTTTTAAGAGAAAATACTATTCTTTGTTGTAAAACTCTTGACATTATTCGTCATATTATTAAAAGAAATGTAGAAAAAGGTCTTCTTCCTAACTATCAAGACGGTGCTATTGAAATGAGTAAACAATATTGCACTATTGGTATTCTTGGTCTTTATGAAGTTATTGAAGAGTTTGGTTACACTCAAACAGATGAACTTGGATATGTAAGTTATACCGATAAAGGTATTGAATTTGCAAGTAAGATTTTTGATGTATTAAATGATGTTAAAGATAATTTTACTAATGAATTTTCATTTAATATAGAATCTGTTCCCGGTGAAAGAGCTGCTGTTATTCTTTGTCAAAAAGATAATGTTTTATACAGTAGAAATGATAAATTCATTTATTCGAATCAGTGGATTCCTCTTTCAACTAAATGTACAATTAAAGAAAAGCTTCGTTTATCATCTATTTTGGATGTTAAATGTTCTGGTGGTAGTATTGCACATATTAATTTGGAATCTAATTTCCCAAATACTGATATGGCTTGGGATATGCTTAATAATATTGCAAAAGCTGGTGTTATTTATTTTGCATTTAATACACGAATTAATGAATGTAAAAATCATCATGGTTTTGTAGGAACTGATATCTGTCCAATTTGTGGTGAACCAGTTTTTGATACATATCAAAGAATAGTTGGTTATTTAGTTCCTACTAGAAATTATTCTTCTACTAGAAAGAAAGAATTTAATATTCGTAATTGGTATGAATATGCGGAGTTGTTAAGAGAATGATTATTACTATAAAAAATATAATAGAAGAAGACTTTGTAAATTTTAAACTACCTTCAATGTTTATTGGTTTTCCTAATTGTACTTTTAAATGTGAAAAAGATTGTGGTATAAAATGTTGTCAAAATAGTGATTTAGTTAAATCAAGAAATATTTTATTTGATACTAATGCTATAATTGATAGATATTTAGATAATTATATAACTAAATCTATTGTATTTGGTGGTTTAGAGCCATTTGATTCTTGGAATGATATGTATAACCTAATTAAACAATTTAGACAATATACTAGAGATTATATTGTAATATATACTGGTTATAATAAAAATGAAATAAAAGATAAAATTCAAGAATTAAAAAGTTTTGATAATATAATTATTAAATTTGGTCGTTTTATACCAAATCAAAAGTCTCATTTTGATAAAGTATTAGGAGTAAAACTTAATTCTGATAATCAATATGCAGAAATAATTTCATAAAAAAAAAAATATAAGAGTAAAGCTTTTGCAAAAGCTTTACTCTTATATAATCATTTTACATCTAGTTCCATTGCTTTATTAAATTTTACATCACCTGTATGATTCCCACCAATATTATTATATGCATCATGAAATTCAATAAAACCTTCAAGTTCATCTTCTGGAATATATTGTTGAGCTAAATATTCTTTATATTTAGAATTTAATCTATCTGCCATTATTGAAATAAGTGCCTTATTAATATTACTAACCTGTGTGTCAAGATTTTCAATATCTTTCTTACTTTGTTTTAAAATATCTTCATTGGTTTCGATATTTTTCTTTTTGTTATATAAAAATTTAAATTTTTTACTAATCCAATTAAACATTTTTTCTACAAATATAACAATTGCAACTAATAATGCAATGACTAATAAGATGTTTCCACCTGCACCTTTATCTAATAAATTTATTATTGCTTCCATATTTTTAACCATCTCCATTAAATTTCAAGTAAAGGTAAAAAATTATACAATGTTTAAAAATTATCAATTATTATTATAATGTTAATTTTTAAAAAAACATTATAATTAATATAATCACAAAATATGATTATATTAAATGTTTTAAAATTAAATAAATATATGGAGGTTTTCATAATGGATCAAATGTTAGTTAAAATTTTAACTTCAGTATTAACTTTACTTGCATTAACTTTAACCACTTTTATAATTAGATTTTTATCTGCAAAAGTTACGCAAATAAAAGATGAAAAAGTTAGAAAAATGTTATCTGATGCAGTAGCAAGTTTTGAAAGTGTAATTCCAACAATTGTTTTAGAAGTTCAACAAACTTATGTTGATTCTTTAAAGAATAAGAATGCTTTTAATTCAGATTGTCAAGTTGAAGCTTTAAATAAAGCTATTGAAACTGCAAAGATTCTTATTCCAGAACACACTCAATCAATTATTACACAATTATATGGTGATTTTGAAACTTATCTTAAAACTTGTATTGAAGCAGAAGTTAAAAATTTAAAAATTTCTACTGGAAAATAAAAAAAAAATAAAGGAAACAAGATTTAATCTTGTTTCCTTTATTTTAATTATTTGAATGTAGTAATTTAGTTATTTGAGATGAAAACTTTCTTTCA